CTTTTGCTGCCTCTTCTGCTACTGCTTCTTCTGCAAGTCTCACTTCTTCTGCAAGTCTCGCTTCTTCTGCAAGTCTCGCTTCTTCTGCAAGTCTCGCTTCTTCTGCAAGTCTCGCTTCTTCTGCTGTTGATGCTGATGAGTTTGCTTGCATGACGTTGGTTGGAGGTGGTTGGGTTGCTTGCATGACGTTGGTTTGAGGTGGTGGGGTTGCTTCAACACTTCCTACTTTTTCATTTAAGTCGTCCATAAGTTCACCATCACCTGATAACATGGCAAGGTTTTGGAGATTTTTCTCCATGACGGCCAATCTATCATTATGATTTTCAACTACATCTGTCACAGCTTCAGCCAAATCATCCATACCAGCAGGGTTTCCTGACTTGGGTGTATCCATATATTCCATCATGCCTTCTTTACGAAATAACGCATGAATAATGTACGCAATGAGAACAAACATAACAAAGATATATTTCCAGTGCTTTATAGCAAAGGATTGTACGTTACGTAAAGGTTTCGATAATTTTGAAATAAAATTCATATAATATTACGCGATATTTTTTATCCCGATTTTATCATTTTTGCTACATGATGTCTCGATAAAATGTGTAAATGTATATTCAAATATAGATGGCATTTAGACATTTCTAATCTTGTACAGGGAATTTGGTAAGCTTAGATGAATCACTTGGACAACTTACTTCATTTTGAACATATTTATAACATTGTTGTGATTTATCTTTAATCATATACTTTTCCCAGTTTTCAGGAGAAGGGTACATGTGCACCGTTTTAGTATTGACTTCAAGTAAGTACACAAATAATACACCCAACGCTAAACTAACAATAAAGATACGTAGGTCAATGAATCGTCGCATGTGTGATATATATTGGATATATTAGATAAATTAGATATGAAAGACATGTGCAAATTACGGCAAATCATTTTGTATGAGTTCATGACCATCTAATGAGTCATAAATATGTTCATATGCCTGAAACGTATTGACTGATGTTTGGAGAGTATTTTCATATACTTCTTTGTGGGCATATTGAAGGTCATGATATTCCTGTTGTAAAGGTTGTATTTGCTCCTTTATGTTTTCAACATATGATTGCAAGAGTTCTTGATTCATCATATGTATATCACTGTTGCTGATATAAGAGTCATCTGGTGAATGATTTACAGTATCGGAATCTTTATTTTGTATATTTTGTACATTTTGTTTGTTCTTGAGTTCCATGTTTGACTGATATTTTTGCATAAGATGATTATTCAATTGTTTGATTTCATCTATTTTAGACTTTTTCTCCATCATCACGTGCTGTTTTGAATGATTATTGAGAATATCTTCACGTTTCCTAAGAAACGCCAAGTACATGGTAGTGTACTCGTTCAAATCATCATTGACTTTTTCAAATGTAGAAACCGCCTCAGAATCATCTAAATAGTTATACAAGAGTTTTGTTTTGATGTAAATGATTTGTTTCTTGATTTCTTGAAGTGATAATTCCCAATCTTGAATGATGTCTTCAATATGTTGATAACGTGCCAATTTCAATTCAAATTTATTACTACATGGCGTATCGTTACTTCCGCATTTAATAAGCAACGTGTGATTTTTGTTACTAAAATGTGTTGCGACTGCTCGTTTACAAAAAATACATTGCATTTTGATTGCTTTGATTTTCTGCTTCTTTTGTGTTGCATCAAGGTCTTTGTTTTGTTGAATTTTCGAAATTTTGTATTGATAATCATTCATGTACTTTTCTTTTGTTTCATAGTAGCGATAAATTTCGTCTTTGTGCTTGACATCATTTGTGTACGCTTTAGATACATTCGAATCAGAAAGTGCCCGTGAATCAATACTATCTTCATCTGTATCGGCATTGTGATTTTCTCCCTTAATGACTAAATTCATATTTGGTCGTGATGTATTGTTGTCATTTGAAAATTCAGTGCCATTGTTACTACCACGGTTGCTGCCACTGTTTTCACTATTATTGTTTTCATCATTCAATAATCCAATAGTTGGATTCAATACAATTTCATCATTATCCATTTACAACTATATACTTACGTATTATATAATTTTCTGGCTACAATATCGTAATCATTGTGTAGTTCTGGTAGCTGGGTAATCATATTCGCATTTGACTTCTGTTGTTTTATGTCTTGATAGTTACGTATTTTTGACATAATATATTCTTGTTTACGCGTTTGTTTGAGTTTTTGCTCGATTGGATTAAGCTTTCCTTTATACCTCATGTAAAGAAAACACCATAAGACCAAGCAAAATCCAAGAAGGACCAATGTATTGTAGTATATATTGTAATAAGTCGTCTTCAAATCGTGACATTTTTGGAGTGTTATATTGTAAAAGTAGCTTACGCCAGGCTCTACTAATTGAGCCCCATATGACATGTGTAATAATGTATAACATAATTACACATTATATTTCGAATGAAAGAAACATACATTTGTAGTATACATTTGTAGTATACATTTGTAGTATACATTTGTAGTATACACTTTAGTACTGTCTAAACCCGTATGCTAAGTAGTACATGATTGCCATATAGGAGCATATTGCAATCCCGAGGGCAACTAACCAAAGTGGCAATACTGTTTTATCCATGGAGCCAAGTCCAAAGGGTTTAACACTCCCATCTGTGTCAAAGATGAACGATGGTTGTAAATAAAGAATCATCATGAATAGTGAAATGTAAACCACAAGGGATACAGATGTAGTATTGTTCAATAAGAAATGTTGAAGGGTTGACATAAGAGAAGTATATAGTATGTTATGAAAAAATAATACATCTTCAACGAACGTGAATAATTCTCCAAATTGATATCACTATCTTCATTTAGTCTTTATGTTAAACTACCACAAAAAGAATATCGATTACATACACAAACTAATGAACACAACTGCTCCCATAAACACAACTACTCCCATAAACACAACTGCTCCCATAAACACAACTGCTCCCATAAACACAACAGTCACACCAAATTATGATGAGTTAAAAAGCATTGTAGATGCCATGAAACTGAAAGAAAATAAGCTTCAACGAACAAACATAATGGAAAAAATACACAAAGAACCTACACTTACAGGCAAATGCATACTTGGACGGTCATTGTTGACCCCTCAGAGTACTGACATGGAGTCTATTTGTAGACATGACTTACATATAGGTAAACCTATAGATGAAACAAGTGGGGATGGAAGTAAGAATGGTCTAAATTATGAAATCAAAATATCAGTACATGCTCGTGATTCTAAACTCAACTTTGTACAAATCCGTCCTGACCATAATGTCGATTATTACATACTGATTGGTTACAACATGTATGCGGATGACGAATTGGGTAAAGCCCATATTTTCAAAATACCAAGTGATGCACTATATGATTTAGTCATTCAATATGGAGGCTACGCACATGGAACAAATAGTGAATTAGGTGTTATCAACCATGACACATTGAAGGGGCGTAATTGTGAATATGCATTGAGATGTAATCCAAATGCAACTACTGGAAAGAATGCGTTGCTTTGGAACACAATGCTTACGTATGAAGTACCATATGAACCATCATACTTCTAACGTCTATATATCATATATCATATATCATATCATATATCATGTATAGTCATATCACATATCATGTATAATCATAACTCAATATTGCAAACTGTACAAATAAATAAGTTCTTGTTGTCCAATACTGTCTTGTCGTACAGTATCTCTTGACATTGAATAATCTAATGATGTAAATCTTGTTTTTAATACATGAACATCTATATTAGATTTAATCCAGTGCCAGCTTTTAGGGCGAAGAGTGTGTAAATTATTTTCTTCAATCGTACCACAATGAGAACCATATGCTTTGAGAGCAAAATCAGCATTTGATGGAGGTGTGGGTTGGTTCAAGTCGTCTTTTGGTCCATGTTTTACGAATATAAAGTCAGGGTGTGTTTTGTCATATACAACCACTTTTCTTGGTATGGGCGACTTTTTCCAAATTTGAAAGCAGCATTTGGCAGTCATTTTTGGTGAAAAGCAACATGGTTCAAGAGGTAAATCTTCAGTATAAATGAGCGTAAAATCCATACTGAGCTTATTTTGAATACTAACACGTTTGAATGTTCGTGGGACAATGAACGCAATACAGTCGGCAAATGATGCACATTTGTTAAAAAATTTCACTGCTAATGATGATACTTTTCCAAATGGAGGATTACCAATCGCAATATATGACTTGGATGTATCCTTATCAGGTATGAAGTCAAAGAAATCCTGGCATATGACACCGCTTATTTTTGGGTCAATGTCGACCCCAATACGTTTTTTCGAATCGAGAATATTATAAAATGAACCTGTTCCAGCGCTCGGTTCGAGATGAAAGTCATAATCGTTTAATGAAATATATTGCTGGAGTGTGTTTAAGCATTTAAGTGCAATATCAGGGTGGGTATAAAATTGGTCAAGCCCATTTTCATTTGGTTTTGGGGTTTCTTTTGTGGTTGGCTTAGGAGATGGGTTTGAAGTAATATGTACTTCATTCCTTTTTTTCGAGACATTTTGTATATTCATATTGAGACCAACACCAATATGTATATAGAATATATATATCACCATCACAGTATAGGTTTAACTCATTTTTGAAAATGAAGAATAAATCGCCAAATTGATATGGCACATGGATGATGTATTGTTATTACGTTATTTTCAATTCATGGTGGAAGATGTAATTTTAAATCAATACTATAATGCGGTTCAATGGTTTTACCAGAAATTTTCTTATTTTCTTACTTTTAACGTTTTTGTATTAGATTTACCCTTTCCTTTGGTTTTGATTTTTAATTTCTTTGGTATTCTCTTTTTTGTATTAGATTTACCCTTTCCTTTGGTTTTGATTTTTAATTTCTTTGATATTCTCTTTTTTGTATAACTTTTATTCTTATGATTATATTTTAAACCACCACCATGGCGTTTTTTTTTTGGGTCGTAATATTTGGTTAATGCTAAATTCACAATTGTATAAAGAGTTTCATTCAGCTTCAGCTCGTGAACGGCTTCTCCCTTGCTCGCGTTCCAGATGCGCACTATCCCATCATTACTTCCACTCACCACATGCTGACCATCAGGACTGTACCACACGCTCCTCACCCAATCAGTATGACCCTTCAGCGTCGTGAACGGCTTCTCCCGTGCTCGCGTTCCAGATGCGCACTGTCTTATCACCACTTCCACTCACCACATGCCTGACCATCAGGACTGTAGCACACGCTATCCACCCAAGAAGTATGACCCTTCAGCTCGTGAACGGCTTCTCCCGTGCTCGCGTTCCAGATGCGCACTGTCTTATCACCACTTCCACTCACCACATGCCCACCATCAGGACTGTAGCACACGCTATACACCCAATCAGTATGACCCTTCAGTTCGTGAACGGCCACTCCCGTGCTGGCGTTCCAGATGCGCACTGTCTCATCCTTACTTCCACTCACCACATGCCCACCATCAGGACTGTAGCAAACGGTAGTCACCCAATCAGTATGACCCTTCAGCTCGTGAACGGCCACTCCCGTGCTGGCGTTCCAGATGCGCACTGTCCTATCAGCACTTCCACTCACCACATGGCCACCATCAGGACTGTAGCACACGCTAGTCACACCTTTACTATGACCCTTCAGCTCGTGAACGGCTTCTCCCGTGCTGGCGTTCCAGATGCGCACTGTGTTATCCCAACTTCCACTCACCACATGCCGACCATCAGGACTGTAGCACACGCTATCCACCCAAGAAGTATGACCCTTCAGCTCGTGAACGGCTTCTCCCGTGCTCGCGTTCCAGATGCGCACTGTCTTATCCTCACTCCCACTCACCACATGCCCGACCATCAGGACTGTAGCACACGCTTCTCACATGTTCAGTATGACCCTTCAGCTCGTGAACGGCTTCTCCCGTGCTCGCGTTCCAGATGTGCACTATCCCATCAGAATTTCCACTCACCACATGCCCACCATCAGGACTGTAGCACACGCTATTCACACGATTGTATTCAACCCAAGAAACCACTTTATTATGTAATTCTTTACATAACATCTCAAAATCTCCATCAATGTCTTCTCAGCTGTACCGTTCGACATTGTTATATTATATATTAGTTGCACATTATATTGTTTATGAAAAATAGCAATGGGTTGTTTTTTACTACAGATTTTTCTTTCATTTTTGAAAATGAAGAATAAATCGCCAAATTGATATGGCACATGGATGATGTATTGTTATTACGTTAATTTCAATTCATGGTGGAAGATGAAATAGCATTGAGTCAGGAAAAGGAATATGATACACCCGAAATTGTATTGAGTCACACGACAGAAATTGTGAGCCATCAAGAAGAAACTCAGAAATCTACTTATGAGGAACGAATACATTGGGCTCTGAATAAACCAGAACAAATCACTAAACAAGAAGGAACCACTTTAGCAAAACAACGGCAACATGCACAAGATAGAGAGAAGGAATGGGGAAATCGGATGATTGGGCAGAAAAATAATGGTCAGTGGACAACATTGCTTGGTGAAAATTTGGTGTGTGAATATCTTGAGAAACACTGGTCAACATCCAAGACGTCCTGAACGAAAATCAGGATTTGCACCTGACTGGGAAACAGATGACTACATTTGGGAAGTAAAAACATCGAATTGGTGGGTATCTGGTACTGCTGGAGAAAAGGTGTTGGGAACATGGATAAAATATCAGGATATTCCAATATTGTACGCAAAGCCCTTGAAAATTGTATGTGTAGCGTACCAGGAATATGAGTTGACCCACGGAAAAGTGAAGTATTTTGGAGATAAAGTAACAGATAAAACTAAACAAATACTGGATATAGCAAAATCATGGAACATAGAATATGTCAGGTTCAGTGATTTGGTCTCATCGAAGGAGGTTTAGTTATGAATAATGACTTCTCTTGCAGTGGATTCGGGATTTTTAGAATTGATAGCTCTTCGTACAAGAATATCATCACATACGTAGTTGTCAAAATGGTCCAATACGAATGGAACTTTGGCATTGCTCATAACAAACTTAGTATGAGGTTGTATTTGTAAATGATTGTTTTTATCATTTGATTTCGCGACATGTGGGCATAATGTTTTCACCATTTCAAAAAGGTCTGTGTGCATATTTGAATCAAACCCGTCTGCTACATATCCAACAAACGATTTGCTATTTTCAGGAGCATATGGAGGGTCTAAATACATAAAATCACCCTTCATGACATTTGTCAGTGAATCTCGGAAGTCAGAATGAATAAACTGAACAGGTTGAATCAATTCACTTATGTAGTCGAGGTCCTTCTTAGTTATGATGGTTGGTGTCTTTTTGTAATGTCCATATGGCACATTGAAGCCATTCGGCCCTTCGCGATATAGCCCTCTAAAACATGTCTTATTAAGTATCATAAAAATTGCCGCGCACTCAACTGATGTTTTATCCATGGTATTATACCTTTGTCGAAGCCAATAAAAGTAGCTTTCTTTTGATGTTTTAGCTTCTTCTATAGTGGTTGGCTTTCGGTTTATAACATCCCCATGAATGCTGTCATATTCTGTTATAAGTTCAGTAACATAACTGAACAATGTATCTTTATTCTTTTGAATATGTTTGTAGAGGTCTATCAACGGTTTGTTGATATCATATGCATAAATGTTGTTTGATATCGTAATATGGTTTGATTTTTTCAATGATAAAATCGCAAGAAGAACACTACCACCACCAACGAAAATTTCATGGTAGTTATTGATTTGATTTGGGAATTTTGATAAAATTTTATCGATAATTTGTGTTTTACCACCGACCCATTTCAAGAATGGTTTTTGTATTTGATATGAATTCATTTGCAATTACTACAATGTATTCGGTTATCTTTATACTTATTTCCAGTGTACAATAGCTGAGCTCTGGTACATGACATGAAGAATTGTGTATGTTCTACTTAAAAAAGTAAAAATGCATACAAAATTGAAATAAGTTGGAATGAACATATATCATTCATTCAACAATACAAAGTAAACTAATTACAACTCCCAACATCAAAACAATATGAGCTCCATTGTATCCGCATCCGCATCTGTCACTGCCTCTGCCTCCAAGAACAAGCCAAAGACAACCCGTCGCAAGACACCTGTTGTGGTGAAGCTTTTCCTTGACAACAAAGAGCAACGTAAGGTGGTGCTGAAAATGTTCAAGAAGCATGCGAAGAAAATTGCCAAATCATTGAAGATTGCGGCAAAGGAGGACATTAAGAACGCAAAACTGGCAGCAAAGAAGGCAAAGATTGACGAAAAGAAGGCAAAGAAAGAAGCAAAGCTGTTTGATAGTGCATTGAAGCACATCAAGACATTGTTCAAGAAGCCTCGCAATAAGAAGAATGTCGAGGAAAAGAGGGACACTGAAGTAATAACTATGATTCATTTGGATGATATTGTGATTGTATAATTCACACTTTCATCACCTACACGTAACTAAATAATAAATTTGATAAAATAGTGAAAATGACACATCCTATAATGGTGTCACATTTTCTAATTTTTTGGTTCGTGTACACATACTATATCGTACATTTCCATATGTTTAGTCAACTATATTGTAGTCCTCATCCATGTTACTGATGTCGTTGTTTTCGTGTTCTTCTTGTTCAACAAATAGATTACGGTTTTCTGTGTACTCATTTGCAACATATGCAAAAATGGACTTGGATAATCCTTTCCCGCTTCGCCCAAGTTTATGTTTCTTCATCATCATATATGTTTCGCGTTCTTCGTCGTTCATGTTAAAGAGTTCATTCGTGATGCGGTTCTTTTCAGATTCCTTCGACTGGATGACTTTCTTTTGGATGTACGATTTATCAAACCCACTGTGAATTAATTTAGCACATGCGTACTCTAATATGTTGGTAAGAACAATATTGCCATCTTGTTTCATTTGAATGTCTTGTGTTTCTTCAATTGTTGTCATAAACGTGGTCAATGTGTAGTAAAATAGATAAATATGAATTAAAATATTCATTGACAATGTGTGATGTGTATTTTGAATACTTCCTTCTTTTCCTAATTCATTCGAGAGTTTGCTTTGTTCTTGAATATAAAGGTATACATGATTGCGGAACCAGTCAATATTGGACATGGCATCATTCAACGATTTCAAGTGTAGATGAACCGATGTGCGGTTGTATATATTTTTGATGTATTTCATATTCTTTTCATGTAACACATGTAGGTCATCATTATGGTCTTTGTGAAACTTCCAGTGTTTACGATTCTCATAATCGTATTGACGATGGAGTGTATTACTTTCACCATTTTGTATAGATGAGAAAAAGGAGCGGAAACTTTTATTGAGTGTTTCGAATGAACGGCTAATATTCAGTAATTTATGATAGCTCATAGGTATGTGTTGCCCTTTGTTCAAAATGATATCATCCATGAACGCATTGAGCTTATCAACAGATACGCTATTATTATGCATATTGACATGTTGAGATGTTTGGTTGCGACGATTACCTGTTAAACGTGAAGTGTGGGTGTATTTGTCAACTTCATTACGCATATGAAAGACCTGTTCTTTAATATAATTTTTCAACAACACAACTTCTTTTTGATATGTATTGGTGTCACTTGTATCGCGAGGATTGGAAGTATTAGCATTATGTAGGGTTGGTTCAATATATGTGGTTGGTTTTACCACTTGAGATTCATTATTCAATGTGAATTTATGAATTCTACCCAATAATTTGTCTACATTTTCATACATTTTTACGGATACATTGACTTCGGCACCATCAGAGGATATATATTTCATATTTTGCATTTCTTCATTGTCGCGGTGTTGATTTTTATCGAATTGGTCATTCAATATTGCAGTGAATTTAGAGAATTTCTGTAGTTTTGGTGATACAGAATCGTCGGAAACATCATTGTTGATTAGATTTTGGTAATGTATAGTTTGAATGCGTTGTTTAGGGGCAAGATTCTTGAGCGCTGTTTCAGATGACATGTGTGAATCGTTTAAGGACGATAACTTTTTCATCATTTCTGTAACGGTATCGTCAGAAAACCGTGTATTTAGTTGAACAATGCTTTGGCGCGTATTTCGATTATCATATGATAATTGCCCACGAATGGAACGTTGATGTTGTTGTAAATATGTGTTAATTTCATTGGCATGTGTGATATATTGCATAAAGCCATTTGATACCGTCTTGGCTTTCGATTTATTTTCAAAATATGTCAGAGGTTTCTTTGCAACATTATCGCCGTAACAGCAGAAGTTTTCGTGATAAATGACACGACCACGGAGGTGAGGTTCCTCATCATATACCATGTGCTGTATGTTGTGTTGAATGTAAGCACCCAATTCAATACCCTTTGAAGCATATACGATAACATCCGAAGGTGAAAGTATTTTGATAGTTCTATCGATTGGTTTGGACAGTGGGGCGTATTTCTTGAGTTTCATCAAATGTACATCAGATAAGTAGGGGAGGAATTGCATCGTTTTACGTTTATCATTTGTTGCGGTATTCTGGGTTTGCTCGCGAGCATAGTTATTTAAGAAAGTATTCGTTTCGACACGCATTGAGGTGGTCATGATATGTTGTATTTCTTGAACAATTGCAGTAACAATGGTATCGTTATTGATTGATTGTAAATCAGGATGTACATTGAGTGTTTTAGCCAAACATACAACAAATTGGATTGTTTTGGTATCAGAGTCGTGAAACAATGGATAGCCTTTGAGAAAGGGCTTACATGATAAATAGGATTGTGAGGTCCTTAAATTGTGGTATTGCATTTGTAATTCAATGACAATAAAGCACAATGTTATGGTCGCTAATGCTAATGTTTGTTCTCCACTGGTTTTGTTTTCTTCGAAGTGACGAATAATATGGACCATTATTTTCTTTTTGTTCGCAAATGTCACTTGTAATGTGTTCTCAAACATGATAATGATATGATGGGCAAGATTACCATATTGCGAACGGTAAAGTGCTTCTTCTTCAGTACCATCATCAAAAAGTGAATCTAAAAGTGCCCCAACTGAATCCGTAATATCATTTGCTTCACTGTCACCACTATTACCATTATTACCATCATCCTCATTTCCTGTATGAAAAGGTTCAATAGATGTGTTGCCATTATCTGGGAGAATACTTGTAAGCGCATCATCTAAATTGTTTGGCATGGATTCTTGTGCCATCTCTTCATTGTCATCATCGTCAATTGCCGTTTTGGTGGATATTTTAGACCCACGTTCATCGTACCCTTCATCTGTGTCAAAGTCACGCATGATAATTTCATAACCACTGTGTTTATCCACAAGATTCTCTCCGTTGTCTCCAATATGACATTTGTGATTCTTGATATGACGAAGCGTTTGTTGGTATGTTTCAAAATTGGTTTTGAATGCAAGCGCAAGCTCACTAAATACAGTTGGCATAAGTGGAGTGTTTGTATCTTTACAATAAAGCATATGTTCATCTTCGCCCTCTGCGGTATAGGGTGTACGTGTGTGTTTCTGGCAAAATTGTACAATTTGATTAAATTTCTCTCGCATGTCTCTATTCGACAGTATTGTGTTCATCAGTGTTAAATGAGGACTAATGATATTATCTTCAAGAGGGTCTTTATCATAAAATGACGCAATGCTGTCATGCTTACTTGAATATTTGTATGTTTCTCTCTGTCTATTGAATCGCTTCCGTTGAAGATTTTTGTCCAACACAGAAAGTATTTCTTTTAATTCATTTTCATTTTTGGCGTAAATGTGTTTGAATTCTTCCATCATATTATTGATAACAATATTTTGAATTTTCTTCTTGCGTTCATCTTTTGTCATACAGTCGGTCTTGATATTATCAATATCAAGTGTTACATCACAATGGACGTCTTGTGGGCATAATGAATCATTCAGTGCAAGTGCGAAATTGTTTTGATGTTGTTGAGTAGCACTTTCATCATAAACCCACTTGTTGTTCACTCGCTTGTATAGTGTGAGTTGAACGAAGTCCTTGTCTTCATCCAACGTTTCCAACAAACAATATTGTCCATCCAATACGCGCTTTTTGCCCTCAAGTAGTGTAGTGACCATATATTCACTTTCGTCTTCGCTGATATTGTTGACCTCGACTAATTTCGAAGCCAGAAAGATTTTAAATTGCGATGGTGTCATTTTACGTTTCTCATCTTGATAAATATCCAAGATTGGATAGTATGTGTTATCATAGTTTTTGTCAAAGAATATTTCTTTTTCATTATCGTCTTGTAATTCATCATGCGAACTGTATTTCTTGGCAATGAGGATGTCTAACTTACATTTATTGGATGAATTTTCTCCATTTGATATGGGTTTTCTCTCTGACCCACTGCCTGATTCTTTTTCACCCATGTACTTTTTAAAGCTTACGAGCATTGATTCAATACTATCATTAGCCAGACTTATGTTGCCATAGGAGAGAAGATTGACCAGAAATTCAGAATTATCGTCTTTCATTGTACGATATAACATTTCACTGGGGGAGAAATATTTGAGATTTCTCTCTATGGACTCTTTTTCAAAAGTTGTTTGAAAATAGAGTTCTATTAATAGGTTTAATAAAACTTTTCTTTCTTCACCATTTATATTTTTCATCATTAGAGAGAAAAGAGAGAAATCATCCCGTTCCCGATAGTTGCGTGTTAGATATTGGATATACATGCGTTCATTGTGTTTGCGCTGCTTTTTAGTATTGAATATTAAGCGACGTGTATTATAAACATCATCTTTCATTTCCTTATACATAGAGAAATCAACATGATTCTCGTGTATGGAAAGTGCACGCAGTGATTGGATGTGGTCATACATGCTATGTTTGAACTGTTGTGATTGTATTTCTTTGAATTTCAACAAAAACTGAAGTGCTTCCATTTTGGATGGGAGAAATTTCTCAAATAATTGTTCTGTTGTTTCAAACATACTGACTCGTTTACAGTGACGTGTATTATCGAATGATTTCTTGACTTTATGGAGGCTTGACGTAGACGGAATGACATTATTGAATTCATTATTAATGTATTTCAACATGGGTGCAAGTTTGCTGTGTAAAAGGATGGGTTGATTTGAATGTCGAAGAAGCTCGTATAAAATGACATGCTTGTTGAGCAAAACGAAATCATCATATGGAATCGTTTCTTCAGGTATGATAGTTTCAATGGTATTAACAAGTTTATTGTCCTTGTTAGATAGTACATGAATGCGATGATTATGAACATTGTCATGGACTGTTAAATGATTGAGTTCTTCATTATTGAAAAGTGTGGATTGTAAATATGTGGATAAAATATCATTCATTTCACGTTTATTTTGGTCATCGTGTGTTTTCAAATACAATGAATATGCATTATTGTATGCATCCAATTCATCTTTCAGAAGTATGGTTTCGTCATTCAATGCACTTGATTCGGATACTAATACTTTCTTTTCAAGTGGAGATGTGAAATAGAACCACAATGGAATGTGTTGCTTATTCACTATAACATCATTGTATACATGTTCCATAACAGCATCATTTTTGATGGATGTTGGTGTATGAAAAGCATCAAATACAGAAAATTCATTTCTCAATAGAGCAAAACGTTGAATCATGTTTTCATAGAATTTGTAATATTTTGCATTTCGTTGTTTGACCTTCAGTTTTGATATAAGGTCATTGAGTAAATCATTCAGCTGCATATTGATACCATAACGCAGTTCGCTTTCTTCTACTTGAACAACCTGGCTGATTGTTCCCAAATGTCTACCGAGTCCAGTATCGTTCAAGTCGTCCTGTATAATATTATCTGGTTCATTCATGTCAGTATTTACAAAGATTTCTGCTTGTACATAAGGCGACATATCAGAAACATACGACACATTCATATTTGAGTCATTCTCATTGTTATTATTGTTATTGCCGTTATCACTGCTGTTATGATTGTCGTTCTGATTGCCATTATCATTTTCGGGGTCATTATTATTCACGCGATTCATATCATTTTCAGATTGAAGTGCTTGTTTTGCTGGGGCATTATTGTTCAGTACTTTGACATCATTTTCTTGAACCTCTTTGGGAGGCTCACGTAGTTCGATTTTCCCAATGGATAACTTCGGAATCAATCCCTTGTATTCAAAATCAATGTAAATGACTTTTCCACTTGGATATAGTTTGATTTCTATCATATCTTCGTCAAGGGATATAATCTCACCAGTAATACTAACAGGAACATCACCATTAAAGTTGATATTTATCCATTGGCGTGGGATAAGTTTATTTTGTTTTGCAAACCCAATGTGTTCGTGACGCTGTAAAATGTGGATTTCTTTGATGGATTTGTCTCTTAATGTATTGTTTTCCAAATTCAATACGTGTGATGATGACGGTGATTTCAAATGAATCTCATTTTCATCAATGTAATGAACCAAGAATGTTTGATTGTGGAATGCATCATTGGTGGGTGATATAAGTTCAATAATATCACCTAACAGTATGTGTACTTTAGATGGCATATGTTACTTATAAACTAACAAATATTTTAAAATTCGATTCTTATTTTATTTCCGATTTGGACAAGTATTGTCCATATAATCTGTAAAATACAGTGAATTGTATATAAAATTGATTTCATATTTGACCAAAATAGTAGAACATACAAAAGTAAATGAGCTCAATGATGACTGCAATTAACGTTCCTGAATTTATCAAGTACAACACTGACAATCCTTGTGTCAAGGTTTACCAAGATGCGTATAAGAATTACACTCAAGTACGCTATTTGAAGACGGAGGTCGACAAAGGTGAAGAGGATGACGAGTACTATGCGGGATATCGTTCTGTCACGATGGATAAGAATAGGTACAATGATAGGTTACGGCATTGCCAAAACCATGCAAATGGAAACATTTGTTGCCAAGTATGACAACATTGATATTGGTGATTTCAAAGTCGAAGAACTGGTGGAGGGAACACTGATTCAAGTGTTTTATAACAAAACTACAGAAAAACTACAAAACAAAAACCTACAAAAAATCATTTTGACAAACGAAGAAAATAATCAGGGATGGATGCTTTCAAGCCGCAGTAAGATTCATGCGACCAATATCTTTTATAAGACCCATCTGGATGTGACGACATCAGAAGAAGCAGTCGATACAGACCCTGTAGCTGATTTCGCAAGCATGTTTATCGAATGTGCTCACCATGCCAAGCTCGACTTGTCAAAGATGGACCAAACGAAGTGCTACAATTTCATTGTTCAACACCCCAAAAATATGGTTGTAAACAAGTTGAAAAGTCCACGTTTGTACTTCATACAGGCGTATCGTTTTGAGGAGAACCGTCCAGTGTACCTTGATGCAACATGTGTCATGAACGAAATGAAAACAGCAAATCCAGACCTCGCTGTATATACACCTTGTGTCTATGATACTTCGGAATTGTGTGATGTCGAAGACATTATGGTCACATTTAAGAGCGCGACATCTCATATTCCACGGAAGCGACCTGGAACAGGGTTTATTAGCATGGGGATTGTCATAAAAGCGCCTGATGGACGCCATATGAAGGTCTCGAATCCATACTTCACGTATTTGAGGGAACTTCGTGGAAACCAACCCAAGTTGGAATATACTTACTATGAGGTCAAACAACAAAACAAAATCACTGAATTCTTAGCTCACTTTCCTGAATATGTGAAGGATTTCAACATGTACCGCGAAAAGATTGAGTGCTTCACACGCCACTTGTATGATACATATGTCAAAACAAAGATGTTGAAGAAAGAAGAGCTGAAGAATGTCGATAAAGAGCTTCGCACACATGTCTACAATCTACATCGCATATATTTGGAAGAGCTACGCCCACTGAAACATGCACTCCAGTATCGTGGTGTAGTTCAATATGTGAATAAAATACCTCCATCACTTCTCATGTACTCAATCAACTTTAAAAAGAGGAAGCATAGTGATGTTTAGAAGACTCACCGTCCACCTCCTAATAACAACAATTATAGTACAAAATCAACCCATATCTCACCCAATGCGTCCATAAAAAAGTAGAATATATTTATCCATATCATGTAAACCGTTAATTTTAAGCACAGGAGAATAAATATAAAGCAGTTTCAATGCTGTTTTTTCTGGTATTTTTTTATGTGCTTGCTCATTTGTTGGAAAAATTGATTTGAATTTTAAATGTTATGGATTTTACATCAAAACAGATATATAGCCAATTTTCAAAGGGTTTAGACGTTCGACTTTCATCTAAGTATGAACCTTAATAACAACATTTATGAAACACTTCTTGGGGACGATGATGACTTCAATCTAAAAAGTGCTGAAACCCAAACCGCCCCAGAGGTATCAAAGGATACATATGTACGTAATCCATGCCACCAGTCCCATAAATCTCAACAAACAGCACTACCTATCATTTCAGATGACATAGAGGATGTTGTTCAGGCATATAATAGTCTCGACAATACATCATATTCCATTGACTTGATTTATCAAGTGATTGACGAAGCAAATACATACGTCAATACAGAGGGTAACAAACTGATGATGCAATCGTATGATTACAGTTATCAGAATTTACTGGGCTTGATGAAAAAGCCATTTACATCCAAACTCCAAAAAATATTCCACGAACATAAAATGCAAATGAGAAAAACAGTCCTTCTTTACTATTATCGAAAATTCGTTACAGCGAACGAAATGCAGTCAAATCGATTACTTGAACTCTTACTCATGAAAAAACCCGCAAATCATATTTCAGGTATCAATCAAATCACTATATTAACATCGCCTACACCTCAAGGAAAGGTATTCAGCTGTAAACATGACTGCTTTTACTGTCCAAATGAACCCGCTCATGAAGGTAATAATTGGACTCCACAACCTCGTTCATATTTATCGAAAGAACCTGCTGTTCAGAGAGCAAATCGTAATAAATTTGACCCATATTTACAGACAAAAAGCCGTATGGATTCGCTCATAATATGTGGACATGTATGTGACAAATTAGAGTTTATCATTGAAGGCGGTACTTTTACAGAGTATCCCAAGACTTATTTGAAATCATTCTTTCAGAGTTTCATATATTGCGTCAATACGTATTTCAATGATAACACATCAAAGCGACCAATGCTGAGTCTGGAAGAAGAAATCGAATTCAATAAAACGGCACAGTGTAAAGTGATTGGTATTTGTATTGAAACGCGTCCCGATGCAGTATTAGAAAATGACGAAGATGGTATCCCATGGATTCAGACCCTTCTAAATTGGGGTGTGACGCGTATTCAACTTGGTATGCAACACATTGATAATTTCATATTGAAGAAAGTGAATCGTGGCCATAGTATTGAAACAGCACAGCATGCAATCCGTGTGTTAAAAGACAATTGCTTCAAAATCGATGTGCATATTATGCCTGATTTGCCGTATTCGTCAAAAGAAGTAGATATGGCAATGTTTGATGAAATATACAAAACACAAAAATACCAACCTGACCAGATGAAAATTTATCCATGTGAAGTTGTACCATGGACAAAGATTGAGAAATGGTACAATCAAGGTATTTACAAACCATATGGTGATGATAAGAAAGAAATGGAAGATGTATTACATTATGCAATGACCACATGTCCGCCATGGATTCGTTTACCGCGTGTGGTTCGTGATATACCTGAAACCTATATTCAAGGCGGGATGAAATGTGGTAACATGCGACAGGTTGTAAATGAGCGTATTCAAAATACCCAAGGTGAATACAGTGATGACATACGCTTTCGTGAAATCGGACGACATCCAACATACAGTGTTAAAGATGCAAGATTGTATATTCGTAAATATGATACAACTGGAGGAACGGAGTATTTCATTTCGTATGAAACATACGATAAAGTAGCCATTTATGGCTTCACACGTTTGCGAATATCTCATCACCATCACATGCGTAAGAAGGATACAACACATGCATCTAATAATGATGATGATAATAATGATGAGGAACATGTTGTGTATTCATCGACATTGAAGAATAAGGGGCTCATTCGGGAATTACATGTTTATGGAAATGTTGAAGCAGTCAGGTTAAATGACAATGAAAGTGATAGTGATGACAATGGGGCACATATCAAAAATGGAAAAAGTACACAGCATGCAGGATTTGGAAAAAAACTTATGTATGTTGCAGAGCAACTTGCTTCGTTACATGGAATGAATGGTACAGCAGTCATTTCAGGTATTGGTGTTCGTAAATATTATGAAAAAATAGACTATGTATTGAAAGATACGTATATGGTGAAAACCTTTGGATTTTGGAGATGGTTAAGTAATGCATTGGTTGCCATCTACATTTATTGGATTCACGTCGAAAGTCACGAACTTACCTAATAGCAGTTTGTGTGAATAGGAATAATATATAGTCATTACTTTCGTTTTTTATCGAGAATATGTGAAATGTATAAAAAATTGATTTGAAAATTGGACAGTGTACGTTAGGCAATCGATAACAAACAGTTGATATTTATTCAACACCTACGTAAGTGTGCGTCGTTTATCATTGGCTTAAATAATTAGGTGAACATTTTGATATTCTTCTAATATAACAGCTTTATGTCAAGCAAAGTACAATGTGAAAGTCTTGTGCCTGATGCGAATCAGAAACAACAGACAAAAACGGTCAATGCAAGTAGCAAGAACCATGACCCCAAAGGTCGTAAAATGGCGTTATCAATTGCCACAATTTCACCAAGTTATGAAAATACACAGCGTGAATTAAGTGTAACACGTAATCTGTTATGTGGGTCATGTAGAGTAAATGACCCATTGTTTGAGTGTAATGTATGTCATGGGTTTATGTGTATGGCATGTAAAGTACCTGATTCAATGTATTGTCGAAGGTGTACAATGGTGAGAAAAGATGATGTCCATCGTTATCATATGTTCGATGAGATTGAACGAAAGGCAAAACAGAAATGTTGTGGAAATCACTCCATGTGTTCAGTCATGTGATTTACATCTAAATAATCTAAACTATAAACAAAAAAAACAATGTACATGATTTTTCTGTTTAGGATTGTTTAGATGTTACTTTTTTATGTACTTTGTACTGTCTTTTATATTTTCCTTATGTTGAAACTCACCAAAGCATTGCAACTTCACGTCCTGTTTTCAATGCAATAATTTTTCGAATGGTTTCACCTTCACGGTCTTTCAAATATTTGGAGACATCATTGGGTAATGTGGATATCATTTCATTCTTGTTACGTTGTGTATTATGATACCCGCGAAACATAATTTTCCCTATTGATGCATAGCCTTCACAATGACTACAGTAGTAATAAGGGCATCCATGTGTGTGGTTCACATTTCCGAGCGTACCACCTGTTGAATTACACTCAAGGCATACGCGTCTCATGTGGTTGTCGTCAATACGACATGTAATGAAACATTGACACTTTGTTTCATCGCGTGCAACATCATAATTGTGATTACGGGTGGACATTGTTTTGTTTTTTCTTAGTGCGTATAACGCGGTTGAAGTTTGATTTACATCCTATGAGATGGTGTAAATCAAATCAATTTTTTATGTATCTTAAAGAAATTGAAAACATTTCATTGTATTTGGTTCAAAAACAGAAAAAGAAATACTGTTATATAATATTTGAATTCTATGTTTCGAAATTTTACACAACGCAAGGTAATTCGCTATGGCCGTAATATTTCAGATTTACAAGAAGTAAATGTTGGGTCATCAAGTACTTCATCTAACACAGATGAAGGGGAAAACACGAATAAAATTTATTCATTAATACCATTAAATTTATTTCAAACATGGTATACATTGGATTTACCGAATGATATGGAAAAGAATGTCGAATTATTGAAACACCAAAACCCAGAATTCAAATATTTTCTATTTGATGATAAAATGTGTCGTGATTTTATTGAAGACAATTTCAGTTGTGATACTGTATGGGCATTTGATAAATTAAAACCAGGAGCATATAAAGCAGATTTATGGAGATATTGTGTTCTTTATATACACGGAGGGATATATCTTGATATTAAATTCAAATGTATAAATGGTTTCAAATTAATTGAACTAACAGATAAAGAATATTGGGTAAAAGATAGAAAAGCTACTGATATAAACGGAATATACCAGGCGCTGTTAATTACATTTCCTAAAAATGAAATTTTGTGGAATTGTATTCAGGACATAATAAGAAACTGTAAAAATAACACATTTTCTGTAAATCCACTTATTATAAGTGGTCCATCTTTAATTGGTAGATATTTCAATGAAGTACAATACAAAAGGATGAATTTACTTAATACTGGTGATGAAATAGTTCATCAAAATAATCCAATACTTAGACATTATTCACAATACAGGAATGAACAACATAAAAATCAAATTGAAAAGCATTATTCAATATTGTGGAATGAAAGGAATGTGTATAATTATACAATTTTGAAAGAAAAATTACGAAGAGAATTTATCAATTCTATAGAAGAAGATGGTTCGACATTTTACTCATCAAATATTTTTATAATGGAATCAATCGATTCCAGCAAATATTTAGTTTGTCGACGTTGGATTAATTATAGATATGACAAAATCTTTGGTTATAAGAGTAACATTCCAAAACAATATAAATCATTAACAAGTAAGTTTTATCTTGATAGTAAATTTGATACAATAACAAATGAAGACGAATACTTTTTAGAAGATGAATGTTACAAAAGAAGTGATTTTCTCCAACAATGGTCAATTGGACATCAAGACATGCGAATACTTTATTTTGATAGAAAACTATACACTATTTGTACAGTTAACAACCCTGAAAATAAGTTGCCTGCTATGTCATCTGATATTTTTCAATCTGAAAATGAAATGAAAACGTTGAAGCCGAATATTATAAAACCATCCTTTTATGGGAACAATAAAACAGTTGAAAAAAATTGGTCATTCGTAAATTATAAAAATCAACTTTATGTCGTTTATAATTGGTATCCTTTACAACTTGGAACAATAAATTATGATATTAAACAGTTAGATATAGTCGAAGTAAAATATAATATGCCAACATATTTTCAAGATGCTCGTGGTGGTTCCCCTGGATATAACTATTCCCAAGAAATATGGTTCATTCTACATAAATCCCAACGATTTGCGAAATCAAAAAATATTCATTTTCATTATCAGCATTTTTTTGCTGTGTTTGATAGTAATATGAATTATTTGAGAAGTTCAGAGTTATTCAAGTTAGGAGAACATCCAATTGAATTTTGTACAGGACTTATCATCAAAAATAATGAAATTATTTTATCATATGGATTAGAAGATACTAAAAGCATAATTGCTGTATACGATAAATCATATGTTGAAAACGAAATAAAATGGTTTTAACATATTATTTTCTAATACGACCGATAGAGTAAACAGATTATTCATTCTTATAGGGTAGTGAGTATGATGTAATATAATATGTGTCTACGAGGGTTGATTCTTTCAGAATAGGTTGCTAATATGTTGGAATACTTCGATAATAGCATCACATGAGTTACTCATATGTTGTTTGATTTCTCCCATCGTGACCTTTTCAACATACGCCAGGCGAATAATACTGAAATCATCATGCGGGTGAAATTTCTTGAATCCGCAAAATGTCAATACGTTTTCTTGAGTAATATACTTCGCATGCATCATATATTCGACACACTTACCAATTGTGTAATCTTCATTGGTGAGTTTGACATCAAAGCAGTGTTCCATCGTTGTTTGAGATTCTTGAATCTTTACTTCATCTTCTTGAAGCATGGTCTTCAAATGTTGAAATTTTGTTTGAAGAATAAGGCACGCATGTTTAACAAGCTCCGCATTTTCGTATATACCGACTGTCTCTATAATGAAATCGTAACTATTTGTTTTGGTAATACGCTCAGCATCAAGGAGCATAAAGTTCTTTTTTTCGTTTGCAATATCAAGTTCATCCATTTGTTTATTTCTCATTTCTTTCTCTTTTGCACTCCATACTTTATCCACTTGTACATGGTCCATCGTTTGACCGTAACTGCACGTGGATACAACATTGAACATGCCATCGACTTTAGCATTTGCTCGTGAAAATTTGGCACGTAAAGATATCTGCTCTCCAGGAATTTCATCACTAATTTTAGGACGAAGACGGATAAAGTCAATGAATTGTTTTGTTTTCTTGTGCGCAGGGAATATCTTGCGGACACTGTCGTCACTTAAGTACTTATCATTGACGACATTACGAATTTGGAAATCTTCGGTAGTGACATACATGATATTCGAAGAAGTATTTTCTTTTTCAACAATAAGTTCGTACGTCTCAAGTGGGAAGTCAGAGTCCTTTATATGAACAGGAATACAACTTAGACGTTGTTTGATGATTTCATTGTTGAAACGTGATGTATTGACATCGATTGTGCATTGATTTTCTTTTTCAGGGTAGGTCATAAAGCAATAAACAGGAACATCAGATAATATAGTGCGACGAAGAGCATTTGCAAAGCTCATTTCGATGTTTTCAAGAGTGAATTCCATCGTGTCATCAAAAGCATTCATAGAGGTAAGTTTAGGTAGCGGTTGCATGGTATTATTATATGGTCACACTTTATATTCATAAATCCTTTTCAATTTTATTCTAAATTCACCAATTTTGCAGTGATTGTAATGTCAAAGCATTTCGTTTTATTTCGTCATACAAAATATAGTAAAATATTAACAACATACATGGATATTTTGTACTATAGTAACTACTGTCAACACAGTAAATCATTATTAAGCATGTTGGCTAAATCGCCAATTAAAAACAACTATTATTATGTATGTATTGACAAACGCCGTGTTGATAATACAAATACTGTTTATATTCAACTTGAAACAGGAGGTGAAATACCTCTCCCTTCAATTATTACAAAAGTGCCGTCATTGTTGCTTCCGAATCATGGAAATCGTGTTTTGTCGGGTGGTGAAATAATGGAGTATTTCAATGCATCTGTAAATCAAAACAGTCCGCAAACCCAAATGGAAGAACCTGAGCCATTTCATTTATCATCCAATGTTTACGATAATATATCGTCAGATTCATATAGCTTTTTAGATATGTCTGATGATGATTTAGGAGCCAAAGGGGGTGGTGGTACAAGACAAATGCATAACTATGTATCGATGAACACAAATCCACTTATATCCACACCCCAAGATGATTATGTACCTGATAAAATTGGAGCGCAAGGTCAAGACTCACTTGAAAAATATAAAGCCGAACGAGACCGTGGGATTCCAAAGAAACCAATGCCTGTAACGATGTAATAATAATGAAACAGTGTTGAGATGAAGTAAAAGGAGTAAAAAGAGAATAACATGTAGTATTTGTTTCTTGTTTAGTGAAGTGTATGTATTGTTCAAACTTTCAGTTATATGTTGATAGGCAAATCATCTCTTACAAAATGGCATTTGCCATCGTGTGTCCACGAGCAGACTAATGGTATAATTTCCACCCCTGAATGAAATGCTTGTATAAGTGCATTGCGATAAATAGGGTCTATTATCGAAGGCTGAAAAGATGAAATATCTGTTCTTTGAATGACAAAGCACAAAATAGCACGATGTTCGCCTTTTTTGACAATTTCTTCTAATTCTTGTATATGCTTTAGAGCGCGTGGGCTCACTGTATCTACTACTTTCTTACGGTATCCATCTGGAAAATACGAAATTTTACTATTATATGCGCGGTCACTGAAGTCCATATGTTTTTTATCTTTTGCGAGGCAGTCTTCGTAATCAGCAAGTGGAACATTTTTGACTTCTAATACAAATGGCTTTCCATGTTCGTCTACTCCAGCAAAGTCGAAACGTGAATTCAAGAATTTTACTTCACGTTTGAAATGTTGAACGTTATGGATTGTAGTAAACAAATTATTTTTCAAACACGAATCGACTATATTTTCAGCAAGTTTCGGATTTATCCCAATATACTGCACATGACCACGCTCATTATGTTCTGCTAATTCCACGCGATAATTGCAAACTGATTTCGCTGTCTTTTTAGTCAGTTTACTGACAATCACCTTCGCTGAAGCATCGGACAACCCACAACATCCAAGAGCTGGACAATGAGCTAAGTCTTTGTTTTGGTCGTCACATTCGGGATTGTCGTGGTGATTTGCATCCATATGTACTTGAACATCTGCTACATATGGTGTTTTACAACTTGCTGATGGACGTTTGATAATGTCTGCGGAAAATGTAGTTTCAAGTTCATAAATGCACGGTCTTTGAGTTTCCATAATTGTCGGTTGATGATGTCTGATGTCTGATGTCTGATTTCAAATGTCTAATGTGTATGGTTATAGCTGTATCACTATACACCATGAAATCAATTTTATGGAAATTGATATAAAGACGACGAGAATATAATATACATTACAATGAGTCAGAAATCTATGGTATTACAGGCATATAACAATCAACTTTCGGAATTTTTCGATGATGTTCTCCGAATTTTCCCTGATAAGATTGACATTATCAAGACAAAGAACTATGTTACTACTATTCGTAAGATGAACCCGCGCCTCATAATTCAACTTTGGAAGAGTTTCATTTGCGAGCAATATGCCGAGGCAATTGAAAAATGTGACTTTGATTATTTCATGACCAAGGACTATAGAAATGATGTCAAGTTGTTGGATGATGCAGAGAAGATTGTTTCGGCTATCGATGAGTTGCGACATTCCCTTCGACAAATGTCAGATGAAGACCGTATAACTTCCATGAAATACGTCCAAAATTTGTCTAAATTGGCAAATATGTATGCGATGTTTTGAGTGATGGTAAGGTAATGTAATATTTGGTTGAATACGCAAATGATGAATAATTATAATTAACAATCATAATCGTATCATAATCATAATATATGGGATATATTTTTTGACTGTTCTATATATTATATCAACACTTATGGGGTATGAATATGGCGTATGGCTTGTTTACGACCAAAATGATCTTAAATGCCCTCAGCACATAGGTCATATTACACTTGCTTGTTTCATGACAAAACAAGATGCTCTCGGATTGTGTAAGGCGATTCATACAAATATTGGGACTTATGATAATGTTACCATTCATGGGAATGACATAAAATACTACGATAAAAATTACTACGACCATGATACAAATGGAAATCATTCATGGGGTTATAATGTTACATGTTCAAATCAAAATCGTTACATCGAACTTTGTAAAGCATTTACATGTGATATTCCACAAGCATTACACACAAGCATAGTGTACAATGAATATATGGACTCCTCAAAAATGATTGGTTACAAAGTAGGTGTATTGGAAAATGTACAATGTCGTATTGTGGCAGTCGATATTCGGTCTTCTCTTCCTTGCGAGTGGAAACTAATTGATGAATAGATAATATCAATATATCAGTATATCAATATATCCTTTCGTAAAACGAAAGGTATTCCAATATAAACACTTTGTATATAATTAGTACAATGGAATTCACTGACTTGTTTCGACCCTTCACTGAAAAACAAAAAACTGATTCTTTCATATACTTACAAAATTATATGTTGAATAAAACAAATGAAAAAGAGCCATTTTTCATCGGTCGTCTTTCTGGAAATGAGTCAAATTTATGTGGACGCGCTTTATCGGGAATGAACATGGACCAAAGGCTTATTTTTGAAATGCTGGCAAGTGCAGGTATTCAGTTTCTTTCAAAAGAGGACCTTAAGGACTATGTGAAAGCATATCATAGTGCTTGTACAAAATCTGATTTACTTTCTATCTGGTCTGGAACGATGTATTCACAAGCCAAAGCCTATTATGATTTGCTCGACAAAGTCAAGCCGTCGCAAAAGCGAATATGCGCTCAAGCACTTGAACCATTTTACTTTATGGATCATTCAGACTACAATTTCAATGCGATATTCAAAGGAAAAAAGGTATTGATTGTGACATCACACGAGGAGACAACCAAAGAGCAATTAAAATCCCATGTCACTATACATAGAAAACCTATATTTGACGAAACAACTGAGTTTCATATATACAAACCAGTACAACAAAATGGAGGAAATCATGATGAACAATCTTGGAAAGTTCACTTCGAAAAGATGAAAAATGATTTATCTGAATTGGCTGTACATTTTGATTTTGATATCGCGCTTGTAAGTTGCGGCGGGTTTGGAATGATTCTGTGTGACCATATATACAGTCATATACGAAAAAGCACAATATATGTTGGTGGAGGTCTACAACTGTATTTCGGAATTAGAGGTAACAGGTGGAATACACATCCCGTTATATCTAAAATGATGAATGAAAAATGGTGTTCTGTTGTTGAAAAAGATAAGCCTCCAGCTTTATCATCGAACCCGAGACTATGTGAGAATAGTTGCTACTGGTAAATCAAACGCAAAAACGACATGTAAATCTGATATGTACATGGTTTGAGTGAGGGGATGGGTGAGGGTCAGTTTATATGTATATTACCCAAATACCTGTGGGGGCGGGAGAAATTTAATATATTCATACATCTTTTATGTTAAATGTATAAATATATAAAAAGACATTCAATGTATAATACAACTCATGTCAGAAAGTCGAGCTGATAACACACCTGCCAACCTTGCCGAAGATGATAAACTCCGAACACTCTTTGGTGATTTTGTGCGTGATTTGCAAACAACATTTCCAGAATATCAATCTGATTTTGATGCATTGTATTGCAGTGACAGTTCTGATTCAGGCAAACGTGTATTAAACATAGAACGCTGTTTGTCCCATAGCCAAAAAGTATTTCCCGAACGTTTCTTCGATATTCTATACAAGAACGGAGACATCTTTAACGTTCAAGAATCTAATGATGTAAATACAGAGTTTCTGCCAAATATTGAATTTAAGAAGCTTTGGAATTTAGAAGGTGTGACAGATGGGACGAAAGAGACAATATGGAAGTATTTACAGCTTATTGTGTTCAGTGTCATAGGGAAAGTAGAAGATAAATCAGGGTTCGGTTCAAGTGAAAAACTGTTTGAAGCCATTGACAGTAATGAATTTAAGGCAAAATTAGAGTCAACCATCGATGAATTAGAGAAATTGTTTGACTTTTCGAACAATACAATGGACGATAATAGTGAACACAACACTTCAAATGGAAGTCAAGAACAGGATAAACAATCAAATGGGCAAAATTTCGAAATGCCTAATCCAGACGATATTCATAATCATATTTCGGGGCTTCTTGAAGGAAAGCTTGGAAAATTAGCGACTGAAATCGCCGAAGAAACAGCACAAGAGTTGAACTTAGATGTCTCCAATATGGAGTCAAGCAGTGAAATGTTTGAAAAGATGTTTAAAGACCCAACGAAGTTGATGTCAATTGTCAAGAAAGTTGGTTCAAAACTCGACAGTAAAATGAAATCAGGCGAAATTGATGAGAAAGAGCTTATGGGTGAAGCACAAGATTTGATGAAGCAAATGAAAAATATGCCAGGTATGGGGAAAATGGGCGATATTATGAAAAATTTGGGGCCATTAGCTTCTCAGTTGGGAGGTGCAGGTGGAGCAGGTATGTTTGGCAAGAATGCCAGATTCAATAAGAGTGCATTCAATAGTCATATGAAGCGTGAAGAAACACGTTCACGTGCAATGGCTACTTTGGAGAAGCGTCGTGAAGAAAAGAAAAGAAAAGAACAAGAAGAAGCACAACGTTTAGCTGAACAAGCAGCAAAACCAGTATCACAAGCAGATATAGAAGCCTTGTTGAACGAAGACTGGGTGAACGAACCAAGTGTTTCACAACAACCCCGACGACATAATATTAAGAAACAAGGTGCGAAAAATAAGAAGAACAAAAATAAAAAATAAGATGACTAATATATAGAATGACACAATTTTGGATATATAATCCCAATACTCTATTAGAAAAAGAAAATCTCACCAAAGTGTGGCCATCACAAGAAGAAAATTATGAGTCTAATTTGAATGCTCTTACACGTTTGGTGGTAATCATAACGATGGTAGGACTTCTTTTGCATAACAATACAAGAACTTTGATTGTAGGCATATTGTCACTTTTGCTCATTGTATTGATGTATTTTGTTAGAAAATATCGTATTGAGAATTTTTCAAATGATGATACAATCAAGCCATTTCAAGAAGAGAAGTCATATACCGATATTAAGGTAGATAATCCACTCAGTAATGTATTATTGAATGAAATACATGATACCCCCGACCGCGGGTCAGCCAAACCAGCCTACTGTGAAAGTGTACATAAAGAAATAAATGAAACAACAAAGCAAATGATAAAGCAAATGAATCCCACCCATACCAATATTGAAAAGAAATTGTTCAGAGATTTAGGAGATGAATATGAATTCGATACATCAATGAGGCAATTCTTTTCAACTGCAAACACAGAAGTAGTAAATGATCAAGAAGGGTTTGCTAAATTTTGTTATGGAAATCTTCCATCACGAAAAGAAGATAATATTATGAATTATTAAAAACACTTTTGATGAACCATTAGATTAAGGTGAGCGTCAATATATAAATTATCGATTTTTTTATATATTTACTATCTATATATGGGAAGCGTAAATGACTTCAAATTCAATAATATGTCAAGACTCGGTCAAGATATGTGCCATATGAGTCAAAGTGACCTTCAAAATAGCAAGAGTAACAATTATTTAATCACCAATCATTTCATCGGTGATACCAATATGCAAAAGAGTATTGCTTTCGCAACAAACTACCCCAATATGAACTACAGTGGTGGTCATCAAGTTGCTGCTGGTGGAACAAACATTGATGATAGTTCTAAGCTCTTGGTGGAACAAAAGCCAACAAATGAACCTGGTCGTGTCAACTTAGTAGAGCGTCCATTTTTGACAGTGCCATATATTGGACGTGGTAAAGTGAACGCTGATGAGGAATCAAAAATTCTTCAAGGTGAACATTATACAAACCGTAAATCTACTAATTTAGTAAGTGAAACAAGTTTCATGCCTTACTTGAATACACCATTATTGTCAAGCATTGAACGCGGTATTGCTAACCCTGCTAATTTAGTCGAAGATAACAATGATGGATTCATGCGAAGTGCTTTGGATACACGCAACACAAACCGCGATGTATTGAGAAAGAACTAATTCAACATATGAAGAAAAGTAAAGATTGAATAATATCATCATATTGTATGTATGATGTCATTATTGTTGGTGGCGGAATAAGTGGACTGTATATGTCTAAACTGCTTTCAAACAAGTATCCCGACTATCGTATTTGTGTGTTAGAGCAGTCAGATTATTTTGGAGGAAGAATCAAGCAAGAAACAGCGACGACTTATCAGGGAGAGGTGTCATTTCCAAGTGGTGGGGCACGATTCAATAAATCCCATGAGCGTGTCATACGTCTTTTGAAGTCATATAATATGATTGATTTTCGTAAAAACAAAGGGTTTTCGTCAAACATTGAATTTATTGACTCAAAAGGTGAATTTGGCAGGAAATTTGATGGTCAGCATGGATTTCTCTATATTGAAAAAGTGTTGAAGGCTGCATCTGACAAAAATAAAACACACTTACAAAAACACACGTTTCAGTCCTTTGCTGCAAAAGTATTGACAAAACGGGAATTAGAATTTATGTTAGTTGCAAGTGGATACAGTGGTCAGTTGAAAAACATGAATATGTATGATGCGTTACATCTTTTCACAAATGGCATTCGAACTGATATACAGTACTTTGGGGGCAAATTTCATATACTGATTGAACGGATACTTGAAGACTTGAAAAAAAACAGCCCAAACGTAAAACTCATACTTAATCAACATGTGAAAACAATACAAAATACGAGTGTAAAGTCAAATATAAAAACACTTACATCTCATGAACATGGCAATACACCATATATATGTGTTGAAACAAAAACGCAACGATTGGTTTGTAAACATATTGTTCTTGCTTTACCAAAACCTGCTCTATTGAAGTTACAATGTCCAATAATACACAATATAACACCAATATTACGAGACTCTGTATCATGTAAATCTCTATGTCGAACATATGCGATTTTTGATAAAAAAGATGTATGGTTTCAGAACCTGAAAGCAAAGGCTGTCACAAATAATCAGCTTAGATATATCATTCCAATGGATGTTGAAAGAGGATTGATTATGATATCTTATACTGATAATGATTACACACAATATTGGAAAACCATTCAGACAAACCAAAATAAACTCAAGAGTGCTGTTGTATCTTTAGTAAAAGATACATTTGACATGGATATTGCACGCCCGATAAAAGTAATTGTTTGCCACTGGGGGTGTGGTGTTGCGTATTGGAATAAAAATGTAGACAGTGATTTCACATCTAAATTATTATGTAATCCATCACAAAATGTGTATATATGTGGAGAAAATTACAGTTTGAATCAGAGTTGGGTTGAAGGTGCACTTGAAACATGTGAAACAGCATACAAGAAATTCATGTTGAATCAAGGTACTATTTCTGAATCGCGTTAACAAGTGCATTATAAGAATCATTCATGAATTTTCCGTACTTGACAAGGTCAATCAAACACTGATGCAAATAATAAAAGAAGTCAAATGAGAATAATAACATAAAGAGAATATCATGTTCATCACTGAAAATGTATTGCTTTCTGTTTGTTTTAATCAATTCAAATATCGTATTGAATTGTTTATATTTCATACAAATGTTATATATCATATTTATTTTCGGCATCACTGTTTGGTCTTCATATGCGTCAAGATAAAGAAAACGAATAAACAAGTCCTGGTATTTCTGATTGGCAGTTTCATCATCATCAATCAGTGTATAATTTTCCGCTTCTGAAAACATACAGAATTCTAAGAGTCCAGCATACGTTTCTTGGCAATGGTCGAAATGTATCCGTTTAAAATGGCTATTTAATTGTTCATGAATTGTTTCATCTTTTTCTTCCGTTTCGGAATCGTTTTTTATAGTAGTGTATGATGACATATAATACTATACTATATCATTGATACTTTAAGTAAATAACATTAATTAAATGACATATTTAAAAATACCGTGTTCAAGGTATATATTATGCAGTATAATGCGATGTTTTGGATATGTGGTATAATTTCTCTTTTAAATCTCACGATAGACGTGTCATGTAAACTGGTTACAAGGGTCCCGATTGCAGCATATTATCGGGATATAATTGTGAGTGAAATTTCAAGATACAATGCCATCACAAGCGCTTGTCAGTCTAAATTAAATATGGGTAATGATGACGATATTTGTGTTGAAAAAATAAAACTGAGACGTGAACGGCTTCGTACTTTCCTAAAGCAATCATTCAAAATAGCGAAGACACCAGAGTTTAGACAAGAATGTCGTCATTCTGATGAGAAGTGTCGCGAATCAGAGAAGAAAATCATCTCAATTTCTCCAGCTGGTCTTCGAGGCTTTTACTCATTAGGTGTTGCCATGTATATCAAGGAGACATATGATTTAGATGATGTCATATTCTCGGGGGCTTCCGCTGGTTCATGGGTTGCTCTTTATATGGCACACAAAGGCGACCCACTTGAGATTCCATTACAAATAATGGAATACAATTATGAAAGGATTTCGAGTGTATCTGAATTTCAAGTTGTAATGAAACAGATGTTTTTGGATACATATACATTGAATGACTATGACATGTCCAAACTGTATATTGGAGTTACAGGACTACACAACTTTCAACTCATAACTAATATTTACTCGAATTTCGAGAGTCTCACGGATGCGCTTGATGCATGTATTGCAAGTAGTCATATTCCATTTGTATCAGGTGGGCTTATAACGAAATACAATAATATGATTTCATTTGATGGCGGTCTATCAAGTAATCCATACGTTAATTTTTCCACACCAATATTACACATTAATCCAAATATGTGGGAATCTAAGGATGAACGGCGGTACTTACTTGAAGCGTGTAGTGATGATATAGCGGTTGACCTGGTGAGTTGTTATACAGGGTTACAGGTATCTCAACTCGAAAATGTATCAGAAATGATAGAAAAGGGCTATAACGATACAGCAATGGAAAAGGATGTATTAGATTCAATATTTCTCACTCCATAATCAATAGACCACGAAGATGCTAAAAACAATACCAATACAAATACGACAAAACATACATAATGCTTTCATGATACGTTATATTTCAGAAGCATTTGGCATATTTGACACATATAGTTTTCGAGTGTGATAGTTGTGATGGGAATAAGACTGTGAATGAATTGTGGTCTACTTTCGGGGTTCGAACGATACAGAAAATATTGGTGTAATAGTTGAATCACATATCTAAGTATGTAAGTGCGCAATCTAAAACAAACATTTCGTGCCTGACCGAATAACGATACATCGTACATGTCATATATGAAAGACGATGAAAATAGCTGATATTGAGTCTGATTTGAATTACAAAAATACTTATGTGCTTCCAGCACACCACTCAATATGCGCTCGCTGTTATTGATTTCGTTCTTGATGAACAGCATTTTTGTCAAATAATTTGACGCTAAGTCAATAAACAAAACTCGGACATGTGGTTGACATGCAAACTTGTGAGGATATAGCCCATCAATGTATCGATGTTTGTACATAAATTTCCCGTTGATGATGAAAGGTAGAAATGAACTTCTTATAATCATCTCGAATAAATGTGAGTTAGATGTATATTTTGATACCACTTTATGACGACCTTTCTTCAAATCAATATATGAAATATATAGGCGATTTATGCATATTTTATACGTATCCTTAGGAAGTTTACTACAAATGACTTTCAGTATATGTTTGTAATACTTCAAGTCACCATTCGCCATAGATTTACGGAATAAAGAATATAGATGATGATGAATATCCATTTTGTCAATCAAATACAAGAATCCCAACATTGAACCAATGCTGCATCCCGATATACGCCGTACTGTGATGTGTTGACCAACTTCAAGGCGTTGGAAATAATACAGTGCACCTATCATGTAACTTCCGCTGAAAGCTCCTCCGTCAAGAACTAAATCAACTGTTTCGCATTGTGAATGTGTGAGGGAGGGTTGTTGATGTTTCGATTTGATATTTCTTACATTTGCAATCAAAGTGTCAATCATTGTATTTAAATTTAAAGTCATACGTTTTTTGAGGTAATACATTATTATGAGGAATATTTCGATATATTTGCACGAAAATTATGTTTGTGTCTATATAATTGAACATGGTAGAAACAGGACAACACCATGAAAATGAGAAGTCGAATGATAAAACTAATGATAACCCTAATGATAACCCTAATGATAACCCTAATGATAAATCTCAATCTATCACTCCTGTTAAAGATGAAGAAACATGTAACATAGAAGATAGCATGGAAAATGAGCAAAATCAACAATGCATTCGTTCCCAAATTGTTCCACCATGTACATCACAATCATACATGGAAAATACTGTATTGAATCATTATATTCTTCATCCTAAAATTCGCAATGTCGTAAAATATTTGATTGGAAATTATTATTCGCTTCTTCATTTATGTATAGCTATGTTGGGAGCGTATGTCATATTATTCTCGAATAATGTATTTTATCTCATGTGTGTGATAAACGTCCTTGCCGTGGATGCTCTTACAATTCTTATACTCCATGACTGTCCTCTGACGATGCTCGAACGTTACTATATCAAACATTCAACTATAAATTGGCGACTCAAATCACTGCGGAATTGTGGTATTAAATATACACTTGAAAATGAATATGACATTCAGTTTGAGGTTATTATCAACTCAGCATCATTGGCAATATTCAAAATGTTCTGTTTAATAGCATTGAATCCGAATCAAAGCATGACATTTTGGTAAAAACAAATCATAAAGTATTGTTCTCTTTGTACAAGCAATATTACCATGAGTGTACATTGTTTTACTCACAAAATGATAATAAATATTGTATCATTATCACTTTGTCATCCGAAAAATATATCACGTATATCAGTTACCGAAATATATTAAAGCGTCAAATCAACTACATATATGATTGAATATACTCGTGCATTTTTGAATTCACAATGTGATAAAGAATTTGTTCGACTTATGGTGAGACGCATTATAGATGGGAAGCTCATTGAAAATAGAGTTTGGCAGACAGTCGACAGCAATATACGCGATAAAAAGAACACGATACAGAAATTAACATATGACCTGACTGAAGAAAGAGAAACAAAATATTTGTTTCCGCGGAAAACAACTTCCGAAAAGTCATATGTAGAGGCGTCGTGGAAATTTGCGTCATTTATGATAGTTCATGAATTACAAAAGGTGTTTGTTGACTGTGACATTACCTACGAATTCAAAAACATATATGATATTTATGAAAATGTCACCGTCCATCGATTAATTCATATTGATTGGAAATGAATAATATATACTTCTGTTTCTCATTCTACTTAATATGCCATATTCTAAACTAAAAGTCCTTCAAAATATTGAGTGGAAAGCTCAGCGCATTTTTAAGTGGAACTTTCTTCTTCTTTCTTTTCTTTCTTGTTTTGTTGATTGTTTTCAATGCAATTGACGTGAAGACACCTGTTTCATCGTTTGAAATATCATCAAATGTAAACTTCATTTTGCGTGTTCGGGTTATTGATTTATTTGATTCAGGACGATACTTCAAAAACCACTTTTCTTTCTTTTTTTCGTCTGGATTGACAGAAAGTTCACGCATAAGTTTACTCTTTTCTGGAAGATATCTCCAATTGACTTTTGGTTTCCGTAACAAGAAATACTGAAGCGTCGAAGTAACCCTTTTTGACTTAGTCTATTTTTTTGTTGGACATCAAATAAAAATTGTGACATACATAAAATACGGTCAATGTTATAATAGGGTTTATCTAAGTAAATGAAAAGCAAATAGAAGCTCAACATGGTATCAATGGTTGCAATACGGTATCGGATGTCTTTAATCTTAATCACATTATAGCTGTGACATGCGATGGGTTCATATACAAAGCATATTGTATCTTTGTTCACAATGACCTCGTAATGGGATTTCAACAAATCCATAAATCCGTCATGTTTTTTTATGGTAATGTTTTTGAAGTCACTATTTTCTAACTCTTCCTTGATGCGATGAGCGGTTTCTTTCGGATGAATACTTAGTAAATCAAAATCAGGATGTTTCGAGAATTTATTTTTGACTGTTTTATTCATGTACTTTGAGTACAAGTAGTTCGCATAACCTCCGAAAAATATACACTGTTCTCTTACAGCGATTGCTTTTACTGTATTATTGATGACGTCAACATATTCAGGTTTCCCTTCAAATGAACGCTGAAAGTTTTCGTATTTACATTTTTCACTGTTCAATGGATAATATTTATTCAAAAGCGCCGCGCGTTTCATCACCTTTTCCCAGCGAGAAATATCACCTTTTGGGCGCGAAAGTTCCAAGAACATAGACATTCGCAAATAATTTGGAGCACAATAATAGATGTCCAATATCTTGATTGAAT